CGACGACAGCCTGCTGCGCCGTCGCGTGGAGCGCGCGCTGCGCAACCGGCGCGCGGCGCGGCGCGACGCGCTGGGCGTGGTGGTGGAGCAGTTCGTGCGCGTGCTGGTGCGCGAGGGCCCGCGCGACACCAACCGCTTCGTGCGCGCCTACCAGCAGGCCGCCAACGACCTGGGGCTGGGCCCGTTCCTCGTGCTGGACGTGGTGCCCGGCAAGGACGTCGCGCGGCGCGAGCGGCTGGTGCGTCAGCTGCGCAAGTGGAGCGCGATCGTGGACCTCAACGAGCGCGCCGGGCGAACAACCTACAAGGGCGTGAAGCGCACCGGGCCGGACAAGAACTACCTGCGCGCCGTGCGGCTGCGCGATAGGGCGGCGAAGGAGCTGGCCGAGTTCGCCGAGAACAGCCTGGTGATCGGCGGGCGCAGGGGGTCGCGCGGGGTGGGACAGCTGGCGACGGTGCGGACGAAGATCTTCGGCGGCAAGGGCCGGTGGATCGAGGCCGGCGGAGACCTGTTCGCCGAGGTGCGCAACCTGGAGCCGCACGCGCGGATCGTGCAGCGTCGCACGAAGATCATCAACCGCGGGCTGGGCGCGGCCGGGCGCGGCGCGCTGCGCGTGGTGGGCGCGCGGTACGTCCGCCAGCTGGCCGAGGGCACCGACTGGCGGCGGGCGGGGTGAGGCGGTCGTGACGCGCGACGCGCGGCCGGCGGTGCCCGGCCAGCCCATTCTGGCCAGCGAGTGGAACCGGCTGGTGGCCGCGGCGACGGCGGCCATCCGCGCCGGACAGGGCGTGGAGGTGCGCAGCGGGCCCGAGGGTCTGACGATCTCGCTGGCCGAGGGCGCGCGGCCGATCGAGACGCCGGCGAGGATCGTGGAGGTGCTGGGCCCGCCGGCGGGCGACGAGCCCACCGCGCTGAACCTGGGCTACCGCGCCGCGCGGGCCGGCCTGCCCGATGACGCGGCGGTGACATTCGAGCCGGCGCGCGTGGTGAACCGGCCGGACTACACCGGCGACGCCGTGCTGGTGCCGGCGCGCGTGGGCGACCCGTGCGCGATCCGCCGGTGGTTCGACGAGGGCGGGCCGCTGCCGTACCTGGCGGTGTGGACCGAGGCGTTCGCGCTGGATCTGGCGTGCGAGGACCCGCCGTGAGCGGGCGGAGGGCGTGACCATGGCCGACGCGGCGGGCGGGCGTGCGCCCATGACCGTGCCCGACCTCTCGCAGGTGGGCTGGTGGCGCGCGGTGTACCTGGGAGAGGGCGTGGCGACGGTGGTCGTGCACGCCCGGGCGAGCGCGGCCGCGCAGGGCGCGCTCGAGGTCGCGCTGGGCGTGACGCGCGAGGACGCGGACTTCAGCGTCGGCGTGACGCTGACGCTGGGGGCCGGTGGGTCAGACCAGACCCAGCGGCTGGACGCGCGCGCGACGCCCTGGCTGCACGTGCGCGTGGCGCAGGCGCAGTCGGCGGCGGGCGCGGCGATCGTTGCGATCGGCACGAGCGAGCGGTAGCGCGCGCACCGACGCGCTGAAAGGCGGCGAGCATGGCACGTGTGACGTGGGTGGGACCGGGCGGGGGCGACTGGTCGCAGACGCCGGTGGACGGCGACGACGGCGTCTTCGGCGATCTCGCGCAGAGCCTGACGACAGGGCTATCTGGCGTGAGCGGCGTCAACTGGGCGTCGCTGACCATCACGCCCGAGTTCCGCGGTGACATCGGCACGCCCAACGCAGGGCTGCAGGTGGAGGCCAGCGGGACGGGGCGCGTCATCAATCGCGGCTCGGGCCGGCTGGTACACCTGACGGCCGGCGCGGTCGAGGACGTGGGTGGCGTGAACCACAGCCCGGCCGCCGGCGGTGAGATGGTGCTGACGGCGATGAGCGCCGGCGCCATCAGCGCGCACGGCGGGCGGCTGGTGATGGGCGAGGACGTGCTGGGCGACGTCTTCGCCGGCGGCACGGCGCTGGTGCGCGTGCTGGGGGCGCCGATGGCGACGATCGGCTTCCTGCGCGCCGTGGCCGAGGCGCAGGTGGAGCTGCACCGCGACGTGCAGACGAGCCTGCAGATCGGCGGCCGGGCGACCGTGGCCGAGGCCCGCGACGACCTGGAGCACGCCGGGCTGCGCATGACCGGCGGCCGGCTGGTCAAGCGCGGCGGCACGCTCACCACGCCGCTGCTGCACGCGGGCGTGCTGGACTGCTCGCGCGCGACGGCCGACGTCGCCGTGACCGGCGGGGGCGAGCTGGGCCAGGACCTGGTGATCATCCCCCCGCCCTCGCCGTTCGAGCTGTCGTTCACCGGGACGTTCGCGTTCTTCGGCGATCCACCGCAGGGCTTCCCGGGCAGCTTTGTGCTGGCCTGAGCGTGGCACCGTACCGCGTCATCCACGGCGCCGACGGGCGGGTGTGGCGCACGGGCGCCGGGCGGCTGGCGACGACGTGCACGCCGCTGGACTGCTGCGAGCCGCCGCCGCCGCCGCCGCCGCCGGGCGGCGAGTGGATCGAGGCGACACTGTGCGAGTGCTCGGAATCCAGCACGCCGCGGGCCTACATGGACGTGGAGGACGTCATCGCGGCCGGCGGCATTGGCGTGTGCCCGACCGGGGAGCTGGGCGACGGCAGCTGCTGGGAGGTGTTGGTTGGAGCCCCGCGCACGACAACGAAGCCTCCGGACGACCAGATACTATTTGACGTCAAGGACCGGTCGTGTTGCGAGTGCTGCCCGAGCTGCCAGAAGGGGACATTGCTGCTGAACCGCGCCGGCGGCTGCCCCGATCCCTTTTGGGAGCGGGATATCGAGCGGGAGGTCTGCTGCGAGATCGACAGCAACGCGGTCGAGTTTGAGGGCATGGGCGTTGTAACGTTTTTCGGAGTCTTTTGCCCCGTAAGCTCAATCTACGAGTGGTCCCTTATGTGGCGCGGGGGCGTGAGGCGGATTGATTGGACGCTGAAACAGTTTGCGCCGAGAGACGACTGCCCGATGGATTTGACCCAGGGCGAGCGCAGCCGAGATCGGAACACAGAGTGCGATACACCCTATTCTGCGTCGTGGCAGGACGCGAGAACCGCGAGATCTATTCCGGAAGCGGACCCATCCGTATGGGCAGGGTTTCTCGGGAGTCCCAGCGAGTGTTTGATCCCGCCGGACTGCCAGAACTCTGTCATACTAAACTGGAATGAGACGCCGGGGCTCTCGGCGTTCTCGGCACTGGAGCGCAGCCCTGCGAGAGATTGCGAAGTGCGCATCGAGGCCAGCGGCATCATCACCAGGCGCGTTGTGGGCGAGATCGGCTCCGCATGCGACAGCCAGTGCGTAGGGTCGAGCCTCCAGCGCCCGATCGGATCTTTTCGCCGGACGCGCAGGGTTGGTGGCGTGCTGGTGCCGAGCTACCAGACCGATAGGTTGCGCAAAGTTATTCAGATAGCCAACGCGACCGGCCGCGGCTGCGCCGGCTGTGGCGAGGACGGCGGGCTGTGAGTGATCTCGGAGGGGCCAGCCTGCTGGGCATGCTGCGGGCCGGCACGGCCGAGCTGGCGCGGCTGGCCCGCGCGCGCGAGCTGCGCCCAGAGCACTGGGTGTGGGCGGTGCGCGGCGCGGGCGCGTACGCCGCGGCCTACGCGCGCGGCGACCGCGCGCGGCCGGAGCTGGTCGAGCGGCGCCGCGCCGCGTGCGGCGCCTGCGAAAGGCTGACGCCGCGCGCGATCCGTGTGCGCGACCCGTCGCCGGTGGCGAGGCAGCCTGTTCGCCGTGGCGTGGACGCCATCGCGTGGTACTGCGGCGAGCCGCTTATCGACCGCCGGGCCGACCGCGGGCCGGGCGGTGGGACATGCGGTTGTTTGGTGGGGCTGACGGTGATGGGCGAGGGGCACACCGCCGCGGGACCGCCCGGGCGCAAGGGCGTGCGCAGCGAGCGCCACCAGGAGCACGAGGGCGACCCGCTGACACGCGCCGCCGGCAAGCCGCTGGTGGCCAGCGAGGCGTGCCCGCTGGGCCGGTGGCCGGAGTCGGACGCGGCAGAGGACGATAGCGAGGAGCGCGACGCATGAGTGAGGGCGAGCGCAGCGACGAGGGCCGGCTGGCGCGCATGGAGGCGACGCTGGACCGGGTGGGCATGGATGTGTCGCGCGTCAGCCGAGTGGTCGTGGGCGACGGCAACGGCCAGATCGGGCTGGTGCGTCGCCTGGACCATTTGCAGGACGACGTGGAGCGGCTGGGGACGCGCATGGAGGAGCTGGAGGACGAGCGCGAGGAGGAGCGCGCCGAGCGCATGTGGCTGCGGCGCACGCTGGTCGCGGCCGTGGTGGGCGCTGCGTGCACCGTCGCGGTAGCGGTGACCATCAGTGCGATCGAGGGGACGGGCGGTGCCGGCGACGCCGGCGAAAGGAGCGGAGTCGATGCGGCGAGTGATCGATAGGCGGCGGGTGCGTTGGCTGGTGCTGGCGCTGGTGGTGGGCGCGGCGTGGCTGGTGGTTGCGCCCGGGTGCGCGGCGCTGCCGGGTGGCCGCGGCGCTGGCGGCGGTGACGCCGGCGCTGTGCAGCGCGTCAGCGATGGCGTGTTGGAGCGGCTGGACACGATCGAGCGGGCCATCGGCGAGCTGGAGCCGGCCGGGCCCGAGGAGGCAGAGCGCCTGGACCGCGTCGCGGGCGAGCTGGCGGCGCTGCGCGACGTGGTAGCGGCCGTGCGCGACGCGGCCGGCGGCGAGGGCACCGCCGGCGAGCGTGCCGGCCGGGGCCTGGACGCGGCCGCCGGCGCCGCGGCGCTGCTGCCCCCGCCCTGGGGCACGGTGGCGGCGGCGGTGCTGGGTGCCGCCGGCGTGGGGCTGACATGGCTGCGCGGCCGGGGCCAGGTCGGGCGCGTGCTCGAGGCCGCGGGCGAGGTGGTGCGCTCGTGGGACGTCGCTGCGGCGCAGGACCCGTCGGCGGCCGAGGCGATCGAGCGCGCCAAGCCCTACCTGCGGGCGGCGCAGGGCGCCGAGGCACGGCGGCTGGTGGCGCGGGCGAAGGGCAAGGCGGCCTGAAAGCCGGCCCATAACGCGGTGGTGGTGGTGCGCGGCCCTGCGGGGCCGCGTTTTTTTTTTGGGCAGGGGCTGGACGCGGTCGTCCGCCGGTGATATACTGTCACTGCTGGGCGCGTAGCCCGGCACGCACCCACCCCCGGCTCTCAGCCATGCGGCGCGATTGACCCGGCCACCCCGCCCCTTGGCCACGGGCAAGGAGACTCAGCCATGTCGAGCATACGCGACCAGATAGTGGGATCGATCGCCGGCGCATGGGGTCGCATGACCGACGAGGAGCGGGCATGGGCTCGCGATCGCGGCTACGTGGGCGATTACGCGCCCGTCAGCGCCGAGCTGATCGACGCCGAGGGCTGGCGACAGGGCTGGAGCGGAGACGTCGGCGCGGCGATCGTGGAATATACGGTCCAGCTCCGCGTCGGCCTCGACCGCTACGACCTGGGCGGCTGGCACGTGGTCGGGAGTGACCGTTCCGGCGGCGCCGGCGCATGGGGCATGTGCGACTACGACGGCATGTACACCGGTCTGCCGCAGGTGGCCGACCTCGAGCGCGGCGACGAGGACGTGTGGTCCATCACTGCCTGCCATTGCGTGGACGTCGAGATCCCGCGGGCCATCGTGATGGGCGGCCTGGTCCGCCCTGTGGACCCGGACGAGGTGGACCGTGCGATCGAGCGTGCCGCCGACAGCGCCGACCATGGCCCGCCCCCATCGGACGACGACCTGTCCGCCGCCGACTCAGAGCGGAAGGTCTACTACGCCGTCCGCGGCTGCGAGGTCGTGGAGGTCGAGGTGATGCAGTGCCGGCTCTACCCGTCCGAGTTCGACCGCGATGGCGACCCCACCGCCTGGGAGGTCGAGGGCTGTTATTTGGCCGACACGGACACGTGGTACGATACCCTCGAGGACCTGCGGTGCGGCCACGACTGTGAGGATGAGACCTGGCACGACGACGAGGAGGACGCGTCAGCGGAGCTGGAGCAGGTGCTGGCCTCCCGGGTGATGGACATCGGCCCTCCGGCCGGCCTGGACATCGAGATCGACAGAGGCGTCGCCTGCCTCTCGGAGGGCGAGCTCAACTACCATCTCGACGCCGCGCAGATGGCGAGTGTGGCGCTGGCGGGCTACTGGCCGGCCAGCCTGCTGGATGAGATCAGCCGTTCATTCGGACGTCGCGCGACGCTCGACGCTGCCCGCGACTGGCAGGCTCGATGCGACCGGATCATCGCCGAGCTGGATCCGTACGTCTGGCTGGACGACAGCGTGGCCGCGGGCAACTGCCGATCTGAGACTGACCGGTTCGCCCGCGTGCTCTGGGCCGACCTGGGCGCGGGTCAGTGTGCGGTGCGTGCCTCTCTGATCCTCGCCCGCCGCGACGACGCGTACACCCGCCGCGCTGTGCGGTGCGCAGCAGAACGTTACGCCCGCGCGTCCTGACCGCTCACCCCTGCTGGGCTAGCGCCCGGCCTGGGCATTTGGCCACCCCGCCCCCTGGCCCCGGCAAGGAGAATCAGCCATGCTGAGCACCACCGCACCCCTCACCACCAACCACCTGCGCCAAGCCATAACCTGGGCAGAGCTGGCCACCGACACGCCGCTATCTCCTGCCGACGGCGTAGATCCCCGGTACTACGACCAGGCCGAGTGGGGCGGTCATTGATCCGGGGTCAACTCGAACCGCACCTGCGCAGAGCTGGCATCCGGCCGACCGCACGCGCGATCGGCGTGGACCACGCCGTGCTGCATCGCTGGCTGGCGGGCAGCGGCACGCTGCGCGACCACCACGTGGAGGCGCTGTGCCGACAGCTCGGGCTGACGCTGGTCGTGCGCCCGTATCGCGCGGGTCGGCGGCGCGGCTAGCGAGCGGCAGACAGCACCATCAGCACCACCACCAGGCCGATGGAGCCGACCACGATGGCGGTGGCCAGGTGGACGATGGTGGTCTGGCGGCGGATCGCGCGCGTGTGCTTGCGCAGGTCGTCGGCGGCGCTGGCCAGCGTGGCCAGGCTGGCGGCGACGTCCGCCAGGACGCGGGCCTGGGCGGGATCCGTGGGCGGGGCGCCCGCCGCGGGCCGCGGGCGCTGGTCGGCGGCGGAGGCGGCGACAGGGCGCAGCTCGCTGACGGCGACGCCCTGCTCGCTGAGCGAGCGGCGGGCCTCGGCCTCGCTGTCGGCGGTGAGCTGTTCGTCGACGTCGGCGCCGTCGGCGATGCGGGCGCCAATCACGCGGTAGGTCGGCATGGCGGTGGCCTCCTCGGGTCTGCGTTGGCGGCCCGGCGCCGCGCCGGGCTGGCAGGACACTAGCCCGCCCCGGCGGCGCCGCCACGCCGCGGGGCCGGGCTGCCCGGCGGGGCCGCCGGGCCGGGCTGGCCGGGCTGGCCTGTGTCCTCGTGCTGGCCGCCGGCGGGGTAGCCGCTGACGCGCGTGACCTCCCAGCCGCCGACACGCTCGGGCGGGTGGTGGACCAGCAGCCGCTCGGCCGCGGCGGTGGCGTGGCGCTCGCGCTGGCGCAGGTGGGCCATCGCGGCCGCCTCGCCGCCGGCCAGCTGGCCGACGAGGACACGCAGGGTCGTGAGCCAGGCGGCCTCGTCCTGGCCCGCCGGCGGCCGATCCATGGCTGCCTCGAGCAGGCGGTGCACCTGGTGGCGGCGGGCGGTCAGCTCCCGGCTGCCGGCGACCGAGGCGGCGCGGGCGCGCTCGGTCGCCTCGCCGGCGGCCAGGGCGTGCGGGGCCAGGGCGCCCACGTCCAGGCCCGCGGCGGCCAGCAGCGGCTGGGCCTGCTCGACCGTGAGCGGCGACTGGCGGCCGATGGCCTCGAGTATGGCGACGAGGTTGGGTGGCGTGATGGCGGCGGGGTCGCGCTCGGCGCGGTAGACGGTGCGCACGCTCGTGCCGGCCAGCTCGGCCACCTCGTGCTGCGTCAGCGCCCGTACCTCGCGCAGCTGGCGCAGCACGCCGCCGAGATCGTCGCGCGAGATCGGCGAGTTCATGGTGGATTTGATCCGATCGGGGAAAAAAGTCGTGGGGGGCGCTTGTTTTTGGGCGGCCAATGGCCGATACACTGTGTATGTTGGCCGGCGTATGGCCGGCGCGGGACCACGGGAGTATGGCGATGCGGCACACGACGAGACGCAGCGAGCGGCAGGCCGGCCCGCCGGGGCGGCCAGCGATCATCGGCGACGGGCCGGACCGCGCCACCACGGACGGCGGCCGGACGGCCGGCGAGGACCTTCGTCTTTACTCCCGGGGCCGGGTCTGTCACACGGCGCAGGCAGGTAGTGCATACGGCCGGCCGGCGCGCAACGGACCTCCCGTGCTGGCGGGGGATGGGCCCACGCCCACCCCCGCCGGCGCGGTCCCTGAGCGCGGCGGCGCCCCGCGCCCGCGGGCCCGCCGCAGCGGCGAGACCGTGGCGGAGGTCGTGGCCCGGGCGGTGGCGGCGGCCGAGGATCGGCGCGAGCGGCTGGCCCGCGAGCTGGCCGGCGCCGACCTGGAGCGGCTGGCGGCCCTGCTGCTGGTGCACGAGCGGGCACCGAGATCCGCGGAAGTGGCCGCCCGGCTGCTGGCCGTGGGCCGGCTGCTGGCCGAGCTGGCCGCCTGGAGCCCGGGGCTGTACCTGGCCGCGTGCGAGCGGACGGGGCTTGGAGGCCAGGCCTGCGGGCGGCTGCGGCGCGGCTACGAGCGGTGGCGGGCGGCGGAGCTCGCCTACGAGGTCGACCGCGACCTCATCGACGACGCCCCGCGCCGGCTCACCGAGGCCGAGCAGCGGCGGCTGGTGCAGCTGCGCGGCCTGCGCGACAGCGAGCTGGCCGAGGCGCGCGAGGACCTGCTGCGCGCCGCCGACGACGCGGCCACGGCGGGCACGCACGTGGACGAGCTGGGCTAGGCCATGGGCGAGCGCCAGCACACGGCGAGCTTCGAGGATCAGCCGCTGACGGCGCACAGCGCCGAGCGGCTGAGCGTCGAGATCCAGGCCCAGATGCGGGCGGGCGACGAGGCCGGCTTCCGGGCCAGGCTGCGGCTCGGGCGGCTGGCCGAGGCCTGCTGCCGGGCCTACGGCTGGAGCCAGCGGCAGGCGGGCGAGCGGCTGACGTGCCACCGGCTGGTGCTGGGCCGCTGCCGCCGGCTGGCGGTGGCGCTGGCCGGCGAGGACGGCGAGCTGGACGAGGCGGCAATCGACGCCCTGCGCGGCCCCGACGGCGGCCTGCCGAGCCTGCGGGCGATCGAGGCCAGGCTGGGGCTGCTGGCCGGGGAGGGCGCCCGACGCGGCGACGACGGCCCGCCAGCACCAGCCGGTGATTGGCCCCGGCTGGCGATAACGGCCGGGCAGGATGTTCGGGTGCCGCGCACCGGTCAGGGTGGACACCGTCGTGACCAGATTCTCGGACCTGACCCCGTGCAGCGTGGCGTGAGAGCCAGTGGCGACCGGGTATCTCCTGACGACGCCACGGCTGTGCGGTCCGATCGCATCCGGGAATACCCGGGCTTGGCGGATCGGAGCGTTCGTGCGAACGAGGACCGTACGGGCCACACGCGACACGCGGCGGGCGAGCCGAGCGGCGAGCAGCTGACGCTGGTGGCCGCGTACGAGGCGGCCTGGGCCGAGCGCGATCGCGCGATCGCGGCCATCGACGCCCTGGCCGGCTGGGCGGGCGTGGACGCCGCCCGCCTGGCCGAAGCGCGCGAGCTGGTGCGCGAGGGGTTCGAGCTGCTGGGCTCCCTGGCACCGCGGCCTTGGCGGGACGCCACGACGACCGCAGGCGGCGCCGCCGCCGACAGGACCGCGGCCACCGCGGGCTGAGCGCCGCCCGCCGCGCTGGCGCGCGGCGGGCGGTTTGCCACGCGGCGGCGCCGCCGTGGCGCCGGGCGCGGCGGGGACCGAGCGCGGTTCGGCCGCGGGGAGGCGAGCGACGGACAGGACTGCGAGCATCACGACCACGCCCAAAGCCAAGCGCCTGGCGCGCGCGGCGGCAACGCCCGAGATGAGAACCTACGGGCCCGATGACGTAAGTGATGTTGCTGCGGGATCTTACGTGTCACGACGAGGCGGGGTGTGCTCGAATATGTGCTCGTGGGGTGTGGCGTGGCACAGGTAGATCAGGCGGACATCGACCGCGTGCTCGCGGCGGTCAGCGTGTCGGCGGTCGTGCGGTCGGCGGGTGTGGAGTTGGCGCCCAAGGGCCGAGAGCTGGTGGGGCTGTGCCCATTCCATTCCGACCGCGAGCCGAGCTTGCGGGTGAACGACTCCAAGGGGCTGTACAAGTGCTTCGCGTGTGGTGCGGGCGGCGATGCGATCGCGTTCATCCGCGACGCGCATGGGCTGGGCTTCCGCGCCGCGCTCGCGCGCGTCGCCGAGCTGGCCGGCGTGATGCTGCCGGAGCTGCACGGCCGAGAGCCTACCCCGGAGGAGCTCGAGCGCATCGAGGACCACCGCCGGCGTGCTACCGAAGAGATGGAGCGCCGCCGCGGCCAGGAGCAGGCCGACCTGCTGCGTCGGCAGACGCAGGCGCGGCGGATATGGACCGTCGCGCGTAAGTCCGAACGCGGTGGTCTGGTCGATCGCTATTTCGCCGGCCGCGGTATCGACGTGGAGACCCTGTGGCCTCATGGCCCGCCCGAGAGCCTGCGTGAGCACGCCGGGCGCGAGGCGGCGGTCGTGGCCCGGCTGCTCGACGATCGCGGCCAGGGCTGCGGCGTGCACCGCATCCGGGTCGCCGTCGATGGCGATCGCGTGCGCAAGGCTCCGGGGCCGAAGCTCACGCGCGGCGCTATCGGCGTGTCACGACTAGCCGAGCCGGCCGACGAGCTGGTGCTCACCGAGGGCATCGAGACGGCCGCGGCCGTGCAGGCCGCGACGGGCGTGCCGGCCTGGGCTGCGCTGAGCACCAGCGGGCTCATTAGATTCGAGCTGCCCGAGGAGCTGGGCGCGCTGTCCCGTGTAATCATCGCCGCCGATCGAGATAGGAGCCTGGCGGGCATGGTGTCAGCGCGGAGGCTGGCGCGCAGGCTGGCGCGTCAGCTGCCGCGGTGCTCGGTGGTCATCGCGCAGCCGCAGGCCGAGCACGCGCCCGATCTCTTCGACGGGCGCGGCGAGCCGCGCGGCAAAGGCGTGGACTGGCTGGACGTGCTGGTCGCGCACGGGTCGGCGGCCGTGCGTCGTGGCATCGAGGCCGGCCAGCGGCTCATCTCGGTCGATGAGGAGGGCCTGCCCGAGGGCGAGTCGCGCCTCTTCGAGGCCGAGGATTACGTGGCGATGGCCCGGCAGGTGCTGCTGGACTTATATTCGACGCGCGATCGCCGCAACGGTCGGTGGCTGGTCTGCGAGGACGCGGGGAGGTGGTACGTGCGGCCCGAGGGCCGTCTCGACTGGATGGAGGTGCGCAAGGAGCGCGTCGCGCGGCAAGTCTGGCAGCAGCTGCGGCGCTACGAGGTCGCCACCAAGCGCGAGGTGCATCGCGTGCGGCCCACGCACCGCAGCGTCGAGGGCGTGATGCAGGCGATGGCGGTGGACTGCGGCGCTTACGTCGACGAGCGGCCGTGCTGGCTGTCGGCGAGCTTCGACGAGCGCGGCGAGCCTATCTGGGGCGCAGCGCTGCATGATTATGCCGCAGCTGATGCCCCGGTGCACCCGCACTACGCTATCGCGACCGCCAGCGGTATATTCGACGCGATCGCGTGGGCGCGCGGCACCGTGCGCACGGTCCCGCTGACCGATCGGTGGTTCGGACTCGGCGTCCTGCCGCACACGCTCGACCTGGCGGCACTGGCCGACGCCATCGACGACGATGCGCGCGACGAGGGCGTCGAGGGGGCAGAGCTATTCGGCTCCTCGTGCCCGCGATGGCTCGAGTTCCTCGGCCAGATCAGTCAGGATGATGAGCGCTGGATGGACGGGCTGCAAGAGTGGTTCGGTCTGCTGCTGACCGCGGACACGAGCTACGAGCGGATCGGGCTGATGACCGGCCCAACGCGCTCGGGCAAAGGCGTGGTGCAGACCGCGCTGCGATCGATGCTCGGCGCTGGGCACGTGTGCAGCAGCACGTTCCAGGAGCTCGCTAGTCGGTGGACGATGCTGTACCTGAGTCAGCACCCTGTGTGCATTATGCCCGACGCAAGCGTAGGAAAGTACACAGACTCGGTTATGTGCGCGGAGCGGCTCAAGTCCATCAGCGGCCAGGATCCTGTAGCAATCGAGATGCATGGGCGTGGCTTCACCGATGTGCGAATCCTCCGGACGCGCATATTTATCTTTGTGAACGAGCTGCCAAAGTTGCCCGACAACGCCGGCGCTATCGCCGCGCGTTTACTCAACTGGCCGACCACGATCAGCTACGAGGGCCGCGAAGATCGCCGTCTCAAGCCGCGTATCGCGGCCGAGGGTGCCGGCATACTCATGTGGGCGCTCTTCGGCTTGCGGCGACTCATGCATCGAGGAGAGTTTACAGAGTGCGAGCGAGGCCGCGCGGTAATCGACGAGATGCGCGCTCTCAACTCGCCAGTCTACCACTACGTGGCGGAGGAGTGTGTGCAGGGCGCCGGCCATGCAGTCAGCTGCGAGGCCATGTACCAGGCGTACACCGCGTGGTGTGAGCGCGAGGGACACTCCGCTATGAGCCAGGCGAGGTTCGGGGCGGCCCTGGCCGTCGCGGCCAAGAGCAGGCAGCGCGTGCGTGCCCAGCTGCCCAGAGCTGGTAGACGCGCATGGTGCTATGAGGGCATACGTCCGCTCGTCGAAGGCGAGATCGCCGGCGATGCGCAGCCGCGACTGGTCGAGACCGCCGAGGAGCTCACGCCCTACCTGCCTGACTCCCCGGCCCCTGATAGGCTGTATTAGCCGCATGTAGTCGCTGCTGATACCACCCCCCCTAGTCGGGTCCTGTAGGTCATACCCGCAGAATCGAAGGGTCCTTTTTGTCGCATTTCTTGGGCGGGAAGGGGCGTGTGGTGTTGATTGTCGGGGCCCATTCGGGTTTGGCTCGGTGGTCCTGACTGTATAGACGGTACGTGTTTGGTGTTGCCGGCCTTCGACGCGGTGCGTTGGGGGCCGGCTTTTCGCGCGCCGATGCTGCGCGGGGGTGTGTGTGGGACTGGCTGGCGGCGGGTCGGCGGTCGGCCGGCCGCCAGCGTGGCCGGCTGGACCGGGCCCGTCCTGGTGCTGGCCGGAGGCTGTACTGGGGTCGGGGGGTCTGTGTCCTAGAGCGCCCGGCTGGTTGGGGCTCTCTTGCGCCCGTTTTCAAACCCAGCGTTTCAAGTTCACCCTGCGCACGCGCTCTATGCGCTGGGCGCACTAGGACAGATGCTACTTGTTAGCGTGACGATTGGTGTTGGTCGGCTGCGTCCGGTGTGCGTACGGTGTGCCTGAGTGACGTGGCGCTACACCCCGTGTAGCGTCGGGTGCGAGGGGCGCGGATGTGCCCGTCGTGTCTGGCTTGATGCGGCGCGGCCGGGCGCCTAGAACTGTGCGCTCGGCTGCAGGTGGCCGCCCGTGGAGGCGGCCGCTGTGACGTATACTGGTGTCGCTCATAGCTGTGGTCGCGGTGGTGGCGGCCGAGCGCTAGGCCCGGGCGGCCGGGAGGGCGCACGGTCGGCGGCGGCGCTGGCGGCGGTGCTGGCGGCGGCCGGCGCGGGCGCCTGGTCGCCGGCGGCGGCTCGGCGGGCGCGTGCCGTGGCGGGCGCCGCCGCCGGCGCGCCATGGCGTGCGCCGCGGCGGGCGCGGGCCGCGTGCGCGAACCTGCGCGTGCGCATGCAGCCGCTGGCGCCGCCGGCCGAGCTGGAGGCGACCACCGACCCTTGCGACCGCGCGCACCGCGCGGCCGGGCCCGACGGCCGCCTGCTTCCGGCGACGCAGGTGCGCGGCGCCAGCCGGCCGCGCGAGTACCACCGCCAGTACATGGTTGGGCCGGCGGGCGCGCGCGTGAGCGTGGAGACCGTGTACGAGCGCACGCTGCGCGCCCAGGCGGAGCTGGGCCTGAGCGGCGAGGCGAACGCCGCCAGCGCGGTTGCCCGGAGCCTGGACGCGCTAGGCGCCGCGGCCCGCACGGTGGCCCGCGGCGCGCCCGTGCGCTGCGCCATGACCGAGGACGAGCTGCGGCTGGAGCGCGCCGCCGACCGACTGCTGGCGGGGGAGTGTCCACGATGACGGCGATCGAGTGGACCGACGCGACGTGGAACCCGGTCGTCGGCTGCACGCCGGTCAGCCCCGGCTGCCTGAACTGCTATGCGGCGACGATGGCCAACAGGTTGCGCGCCATGCCGGCGGGCCGCGCGTACCACGACCGCGGCGGCGTGCGCATCGCGGAGGTGCGCGCCGGCCGCGCGGTGTACACCGGCGACGTGCGGACCGTGGCCGGCAAGCTCGACGAGCCGCTGCGCTGGCGTGCGCCGCGCCGCGTCTTCGTGTGCTCGATGGCCGACCTCTTCCACGAGAACGTCTCTTATGAGACGATCGACCGCGTGTTCGCGGTGATGGCGATGTGCCCCGAGCATACGTTCCAAGTAATAACCAAGCGGCCGGAGAGGATGGCCGCGTACACGCGCGATCGGGCCGCTGCGCGCGGCGCGATCTGGGACGCCGCCCGCGACATCATGCCCACCGCCGAGCTGCACCTGCGCGCACTTAGGCCGTGGCCGTACGACAACGTGTGGCTGGGGACGAGCGTGGAGGACCAGGCCGCGGCCGACCAGCGCGTGCCCGCGCTGCTGGGCTGCGTGGCGGCGCTGCGGTTCTTGTCGTGCGAGCCGCTGCTGGGGCCGGTGGACCTCACCATGGCCGACGACGGGTGGTGCCAGCCCGATGGCATCGGCTGGGTGATCATCGGCGGCGAGAGCGGTCCGAGGGCGCGCGCGTGCGATATGGCCTGGATTGAGGGCCTGGCCGGCCAGTGCGAGCTGTCTGGTGTCGCCTGCTTTGTCAAGCAGATCGGATCGGCGCCCACTGTCGATGGTCAAGCGGTGGCGCTGGACGACCGGCACGGCCGAGACATGTGCGAGTGGCCAGCCGGCCTGCGCGTGCGCGCGTGGCCGGAAGCGATGGATCGCCAACCGAAGGAGACCGTGTGAACACGCAGCAGCCCCTCATCTACTGGCAGCACGCCGGCGACGGCATCCCCGATTACGGCGACGCGAGCGACATCATCGGCGCCGGCGTCAGCACCTCGGTGGTATTTACGACGCACCATGGGATTTCCGAGGCTTTCAACCGCTGGCCGAGGATGTACGAGTCGCAGGCGGACTATCCGTGGGCGCCAGCGGAAAGTAGCGAGCACATGCGGCTACTCGCCAAGGTGGCCACGGCCCACGTCGACCAAGCAAGGCTAAGGATCGCCACTGGCGAGAGCCTCCGGCGCATGTTCTACGACTACGAGGGCGGGTACACCTACAAGTGGACGCAAAAGCTCAGTCACCCGCACGCGACCGCGAAGATCGGCAGGACCAGCATCGCCGATCCCGTCATGATCTCACGCGAGCTGGGGGAGCGCGAGCACGACGCCGCCATGGGCGCGATCGCCTCCAAGCTGCGCACGTCGGCGCTCGCCGCGGGCGTGCGCGCCTCCTTCTATCATCCGATCCGCTTGCTCAACATGGTGGAGGTGCGAGACCTGGTGCGCGGCGAGCGTTCTGGGAAAATCTATTCTTTTTCGGCCGCGCGCACCGGCCTCCTGTCGAAGGAGGACGACCCCAGTGTGCTGCTCGACCGCCGCATCCTCGACGACGCGCTGTGGATCCACGCGTATGACGACCCCAAGGTCATGGCCCGCATGGGCCTGACCTACCGCGACACCTTCTGGCACCAGACCATGTACCAGCTCTGGGCGTACGAGCTGGTCACTGGCAGGATTCCCGATGAGGCCTACATCTGCCGTTGGGCCGAGGACGTGTCGGTCATCGAGGACGCGGCCTTGGCCTACGCCAGCCTGCTGCCAGACTTCGCCGAGCGTAACTCGGTCGTCCCCGCTCTCTACATCGCCACGCCCGAGCGTGCGATCCCTCAGAGTGAGGCCCGCGAGGCGATCAAGCGAGCCGCCGATATCATCGGCTCGGCCCATCAGCCGCGCAACAACCAACAGTCCCGAGGCAACTAAACGATGTCTAACGTGTCAGGCGACTGGAGAGATGTCATTGAAGGCCGGGAGCAGGCGGCGGTCGTCTGCGGCGATTGCCTGGACGTGTTGGCTGACATGCCAGACGCCTCCATCGGCGGCATAATCACCGATCCGCCGTATGGAGTATCCGTTGCGGGTTCCGTGCATGGTGGCTCGCACGGGTCAAGGAATCTTGACTTCTCAGAGTGTGATAGAGACTGGAATCAGTGCATCAAAGTGATGAGTGATGCTGCCCGCCACTGCGTTCGGATCGCCGACGTCCGTGCGAGCATGTATTGGTGGTGTGGCCATCGACAGCTCGGACACCTGGCAGGACAACTCGAATCCGCTGGCTGGAGTACGAGGTTCCTGGTGTGGGAGAAAGCCTGCCCCGCGCCTGCGCCACCATGGGCCGGCTGGCCATCAGGCGCGGAACTGTGCTTATACGCTTACCGCGCCGGACGAAAGTGGGGCATCGCGCCACGGAATATGCCACGAAACAACATCATCGTGGCTGATAGCTACCGCCAAGGCCAGCCTGGCAAGGTCGATCACCCAACACAGAAGCCGCCGCAGACTGTCCGGTTGCCGCTGGAGGCAAGCACGTTTATTGGAGACGTTGTGCTCGACGCGTTCTGCGGGAGCGGTACGACAGGCGTAGTGTGTGCGCAGGAAGGCCGCCGGTTCATCGGCATTGAGATTGACCCAGGATATGCGGAGATCGCCCGTTCGCGAATCTCGGCGGAATTGGCGCAGCAGAAACTTTACGCTGGGCACGTGGCCAGCACCAACGACGCAAGCCAGGAGAGCAACTGATGGCCGAGGTACCCCCGCGTTTCCGCCGCTTCCTGAACGAGGTCGCGCGACCCGCTGCCGAATCGCTAACCCTGCTGAAGGCCCAGTACGACATGAGCGTCGCCTCTGCAACAATCAGCGACTTCGAGGACCTGCTCTCTGTTCTGCCAGACGACGAGGTGCTTGACGACGGCCGCGCGGGCGAGGGCGTGGCCCAGTTGACCAAGGCCGAGGCGCTGGCCGCGCTCAATCTCATCGGCCAGCTCAACACGGCCGTTAACGGCGATCCGGCAGGCCTCACTTCGCTCGCAAAACTGCGTGTGCGCCCGTTGAGCGTGGGCTGAAACATGGCCGAGTATTACCTCGCAACGGGCGGCAGCGACGCGGATGATGGTCTCACGCCATCGACCCCGAAGGCGACGTTTGGCGCTGCGATTGCGTTGCTGACTTCGGCGGGCGACCGGCTAAACATCATGGCCGATGGAACGCACGATATTTCGGGCCATAGCCCATCAGACGTCCCGGATACCGGAACACCTGCTAGCCCGAACATGGTTCGTGGCGTGAATGCTTTGGGCGTGGCGGACGGCACTCGGGCGAGGCTGACGTGGCCAGAGAGTCTAGCCTCAAGCTTCCACGATCGCGAGTGGTATGTGTACGAGGATTTGATTCTTGACGATTTTGCGGACAACCGCCTGTTCACCGTGGGCAACTGGATTCTGCGAAGAATCCGTGTGGAGACTGACAGCAGCTGGCTGGTTAGGGTTGCAAATCGAGTTGTTTGCGTAGACTGTGAGTTTCTCACGACTCGCACGACATTCAACTCGCAGCTTAGCTCGCAGGTTCAATCTTTCATTCGTTGCTTCTCGGTCTCGGGTTTTGTTGGCGGCGAAAACCGGGGTGCCACATCGTTCTTTGACTGCGTGGCGAAGGGGCCAAACGTCGGCATTGGGTTTAACATGGGGGCGTCATCGAATTTTGCACAGCTTCACCTGATGCGTGGGTGCGTCGTCGATGGGGCGGGAACAGGCATCCGCGTGCAGAACCAAAACCAGATGATCCAGAACTGCACGGTGGTGAACTGTAGCGGCGATGGGATCGAGATGCCAGCGTCCTCGAACGGCGTGCTCAGCGTGAGGGACTGCATCATCGCTAACAATGGCGGGTACGGCATCAACGATGGCGGCGGGATGCTAATCGACGAGGCCGACAACTTCTTTCATAACAACACCAGCGGGAGTCTGTCGAGCGGTTCGATTGATCCGTCGTCATCCGTGTTGGACCCCCAGTTGGGTTCGCTGCTTACGCCCGGTGCGGCGGCGGTTATCAATCGGGCAAGGACGCTGCTCCGGGGCACGCTCGACCCGCTGACAACGTACAACGACGCGGGCGGGATTCGCGCTGAACCGGTTGGCCTCGGTGGCGGCACCACGCTTGTCCTACCCTCGGGCCTTAGGAGCGTAATGTAATGCCAGCCAGCGGCACAGCCATCACGATACACTATCTCGCGTATAACGTCACAACCGGGCTATTCGTCACGGGCGACGAAAACAACCACACCGTGCGTCTGGTGCGCGACGGCACGGTTATCACGCCCACGGCCGGACCCACAGAGCCAGACGCGACCAACTGCGAGGGGCTCTACGCCGTCTCACTCAGCGCGGCCGAGCACTCCGGCGTCATGCACACACTCTGCGTGCAGAGTTCCACCGCCGACGTGCTGATACAGCCCGTTACATGGACCAGCGAGACGAGCGCCGCCGCCATCGCCGACAACGCCATCACCGCCGCCGCCATCGCCGCCAACGCGCTCAACGGCAAGGGCGACTGGAGCACCCACGACGCGGCAGCTGTGCTCACCGCCTTCCAGAACGACCAGGACTATGGCCTGCTGCTGAGCAACGTCGGCGACATCCTCACCGACACCGGCACTACGCTGCCGGGCCAGATCTCTGCGCTCAACGACCTCTCCGCCGCCCAGGTGCGCACCGAGGCGGACGCCGCCCTGGTCGCCATCCATCTTGACCACTTGCTTGCGGTCGATTACGACCCGGCCAGCCCGCCCGGCGCAGCGACCGCGCTGCTGAACGAGCTGGTGGAGAGCGACGGCGGCGTGGCGCGCTACACCGCCAACGCGCTGGAGCAGGCTCCCACCGGCAGCGGCGCGTCGGTCGACGCCATCGCCGACGCGGTGTGGGACGAGCAGCGGTCCGGCCACACGACCGCAGGAAGCTTCGGCGAGGGCGTGGGTGTCGCGGACAAGGCCGGCTACTCGCTGTCGTCCTCGGGTCTCAGCCAGGTCACGGCGTGGAGCGTAGACATAACCGGCACCATCACGGGCAGCCTGACCGGCTCGGTTGGCTCGGTCAGCGCGGCCGTTACGCTGCCCGCGATCCCCTCGGGCTGGATCACGGCGGCGGGCGTTGCGGCGTCGGCGCTCGACGGCAAGGGCGACTGGCTCAGCAGCGCGCAGGCGCAGGCGGCGGCCGACGCGGCGCTCGTGGCATTCGGCGCAGCCACAGCCTCGGGCGTGCAGGCGTCGGTCGACGGCATTGCCATCCCGACGGCGGACGAGGTCCGCGACGCCGTGTGGGCCGTCGCGATCGACGGCGGGCTGGACGCGCAGCAGGCGACGCGCATTATGCTGGCGGCGCTGGCGGGCAAGGTGAGCGGCGCGGGCACGACGACTATTACGTTCCGCGACGCCGGCGACGCGCGGGACGCGATCGTCGCGACTGTCGACGCCGATGGCAACCGCGGCACCGTAACACTGGACGGGGGGAACTAGCCCGTGTTCGCTGCGCGCTATTACACCGGCCGCTACTACGCCCGCCGCTACTACTCCTCGGGCGGCGAGGGCGCGTCACCGCCGCCGGGCTCCGGTGGCCGGCGGCGCCGGATCATCGCGGCCGCGCTGGCCTGGTGGTGGTGACGTGGTAGCCGACCGCGGCACCGCGCGCGCCGACGCTGACGCGATCGCGCGGCGCGTGCTGGCCGACGGGCTGCGGCCAGTGGAGCGGCTGTCGCCCGACCAGTGGGCCGAGCGCTACCGCGTCATCGCCATGGGGACCGGCCCGCACCCAGGTCCCTGGCGCAACGCGCGCACGCCGTACCTGGTCGAGCCCATGGCGGCGTGGGGAGAGCGGCGCATCAGCCAGCTGGTCTGGGTCTTCGGCAGCCAGATGGGCAAGACCGAGGCGCTGATAAACTGCGTGCTGGCGACCGTGTGCCAGGACCCGGCGTGGTCGCTGCTGGCCTACCCCAGCGCGGCGTTCGCGCGCGACGTGCTGGCCGACCGCATCATGCCCGCCATCGAGGCCACGCCCGCGGCGCTCGGCCGGCTGCGCGGCGGGCGGGCCGACCGCACGGTTGACAAGCTGCGCTTCGATGGCGCGACGCTGAACGTCGTGGGCAGCGGCAGCGCGACCGAGGCCAAGGGCCGGCCGGTGCGCGACCGGTACCTCGACGAGATCGACGAGATGGAGGCGCGGTTCGTGCGGCTGCAGCGCGAGCGCGGCAAGGCGTACGGCGACGCGGCCCGCGAGCTGGCGGCCAGCACGCCCACGTGGGCGGGCGAGGGCATCGACGAGCTGTGGAGCGAGTGCCAGCAGCACGAGTGGGCCGTGCCCTGCCCGAGCTGCCGGGCGTACGTCGCGCTGGAGTTCGAGCAGCTGCGCTGGGGCGTGGAGGAGGCCGACGGCCGGGGCGGGACGCGCGTGCGCGGGGGCTCGCGCTGCACGATCGAAGAGGTCGAGCAGACCACGCGCTGGTGCTGCCCGCGCTGCGGCGCGGCGCACAACGAGCACAAGAAGGCGTGGATGGAGGCGCGCGGGGCCTGGCTGACCGAGGGCCAGAGCGCTGAGCTGCTGGACGCCGCCGCGGCGCCGGCCGTGGGCGCGGCGGATGACGGCGGAGCGGTGTGGAGCGTGCGCGCCGAGGATGGCGACGCGGTGGTAGTGCGCGGGACGCGCGAGCCCGCCACGCGGGTGGGCTACCGCGCGAGCAGCCTGCACAGCCTCATGCTGCCATGGGGGCGCGTGACGCGGGCCTACGCCGAGGCGGGCTGGCAGATGACGCCCGAGTTCGTGGGCGGCTACCTGGCCCGCGCGTGGGAGCAGGCAGGCGAACGGGCCGGCGAGGAGCAGCTGGCGACGATCCGCAAGCGGTCGCGCTACCGGCTGCGCGTGAGCGACCAGCGCGGCCAGCCGCAGCCGGCGCCCCTGCCCGAGGCGGTGCGGCTGGTGACCTGCGGGATCGACGTGCAGGCGGACGCTGTCTACTACCACGCCATGGGCTGGGCGGCGGGCGCCAGCGCGAGCTACCTGGTGGACTGGCGCGTGCAGCCATACGCCGAGGTCGAGGCGCTGGCGCCGGTCTTCGAGCGGCTGCTGGGCCTGGGCTACCAGACCGCCGACGGGCGCAGGCTGGGGGTGTACGCCGCGGCCATCGACAGCGGATTCCGCACGCCGGACGTGTACGCGTACGCCGCCGGCACGCGGCGCAGAGTGTGGCCGGTCAAGGGCGTCTGGGGCGGGCAGATGATTGAGCCGTGGCAGACGGTGCCGATCGAGCGATTGCACACCGGCCGCGTGCTGCGCCAGGGCGTGCAGCTGCTGCGCGTGAACACCGACGCATGGAAGACGGTGGTGCTGGGCGCGGTCAAGGCGACGGCCAGCCCCGAGGACGCGGCCCAGGCGGCGACGCTGGCCGGCCGCGAGGGTGCTAGCCAGACGGGCCACCGGCTGCTGCTGCCCGCCGACGCGCCCGACGAGTACTGCCGGCACCTGGTGAGCGAGCACAGGATCAAGCGCAGCGAGCTGCGTACGGCGCGCCAGCGGCGCAGCTTCCGTCACGACGATGGCTACGAGTGGCGCCTGAGGCCCGGCCACCGGCGCAACGAGGGCCTGGACACCACGGCCTACCAGTACGCCCTCGCGGCGGTGTACCGCCTGGCGCGGCTGGGGGCCGACCAGATGGACCGCATGGCCGCCGCCGCCGGGCCGGGCGCCGGTTCGGCCGAAGATGGCAGCGCGGGCCGGGCCGGGCCAGACAGCGCCCAGCGGCTGCGCGAGCGGCTGGCGCGGCTGCGCAGGTAGGCCGCGGGCGGGCCGCGCTGCCATTGGCGGCAGCGCGGCGGTAGCTGGTAGAGACCGCCGAGAGCGCAGGAGGCGCGGTTTGGGGATGATGACCGACAGCCAGCGCGCGGCCGCGCACGGACGCCAGCCGGTGGTGGCCAGCCTGCGGGCCGGCGCGGGGGCGGCGCTGCTGGGCTGGGCCCTGGCCGACCCGCCCCGCGCCGGCCAGCGGCTGGCGCTGGCCGTGATGGTCGAGCGCGGCCGCCTGGTCGAGTCGACCGGGACCGGACCCGGCCAGAGCCTGCGGGGCGCGGCCGCCGAGCTGGGCGTCAGCTGGCGCACCGCCCGCCGCTGGCTGGCGAGCTGGGACACGGTGCGTCGCGCCCTGGACCCCGAGGCCCTTGGCACCGACTGGCACGGCCCGGCCCTGCGGGCGCTGGCCGGTGGGGCGCCCGAGCCGCTGGCCGCCCGGCTGCTGGCGATGATGGAGGAGCTCGCGTGAGCGTGGCAGATGAGTACGATGACGATGTTGTACGGCCCGGCGAGGGCCAGGCCGATGGCCATACCGATGACCAGACCGGGGCCGTGCTCTCGGACCAGGAGCCCGAGACGCTGAGCAGCACGCAGCTGGCCGGGCGAATCGGAGTCACAGCGCAGACCATCCGCAACTGGGCGGCGCGCGGCATGCCGACGGCCGGCACCGACGGCCGCGGCGGGCTGCGCTTCGAGGAGGCGCGGGCCCGGGCCTGGGCGCGCGCCAACCTGGGGCCCAACAGCCACGGTGGGCGGCGGCCGGGGGCCGGCCGCAAGCGGCGCCGCAGCGCGTGGCGCGACGATCTGGGCCTCGAGCGCGCCGAGCTGCGCCAGAGCGACCGCGCGCGGCGCGCGGCGCAGGCCCGCGAGCGGCTGGAGCGCCTGCGCGAGGAGGCGGCCGCGGGCGCGACGCCCGAGGCCGACGCGCTCGAGCTGGCGACCGACCTGTGCCGCCTGACCGACGCCGACCTGCGGCTGCTGGCCCACCTGGCGCCCGAGCTGACCGGCCTGAGCCCCGCGGGCATGGGCCGGCTGGACAAGCTGCTGGCCGCGCAGAAGCGGCTGATGGAGCTGGACCGCGAGCGCGGCCGGCTCATCGCGGCGGACGAGGCGGCGCGGGCGTGGGCCGAGGCCCTGCGGCCGGTACGCGAGCGGCTGGACGACCTGCCCGAGCGGCTGGCCGACCAGCTGGCCCGCGAGCTGGACCTGGGCCACGACCGGCGGCGCGTGGCCGCCGAGGCCGCCGAGCGGTGCCTGCGCGAGGTGCGCGACGCACTGGCCAGCGGCGAGTGTACGCAGGGCGACACGGGAGACACGCATGGCTGATATCAGCGAGCACACGGCCGACCAGGCCGGGACGCCCAGCGACGACGAGCTGCTGCTGGCGGCGGCGCTGGCCTGCGCGGACAAGAGCGATCGGGCGGCCGCGGCCGCCTACGCCGCCGAGCTGGCCGGCGGCGACACCGAGGAGCTGCGCCGCGCCGCCGACGCCCTGGCCGAGGGGACAGCGTGGCCGAAGGTGGCCGAGGATTATTTGGACCCAGAGACCGCGCAGCGCGTGCGCGCGGCCGCCGACGAGCTGGCCGGCGAGGGCGGTGGCGACACGCCAGAGGCCGGCGCCGGGGGCGAGCACGCCGGGGCAGCCGAGGACGGCGCCGAGACGCTCGCTGACTACCTGGAGGCCCGGGTGGACCAGCTGGAGGCCATGGCCGATCGGCTGCTGGCCGAGCGCGCCGCAGACCCCATCGCCGAGCGCGAGCGGGTGGTCGCGCGGGCGAGGCCGCGTGTGGCCGAGCTGACCGACGTGATCGAACAGGCGCGGCGCGAGCTGGCCGAGCTGCGCCACGAGCAGGTCACCGCCACCAGGGCCGCGGCCCGGGCGGGCGCGACGCGAGCCCGGGCCGAGCGTGCGCTGGCCGACGCCCGGGCCGTGGCCCTGGACCTGGCCGACCGCGCGGCCGAGGCGGGCCTAGAAGGCATGGCCGCGCGGGCCGGCGAGCTGGCGGCAAGGTGCGAGACGGCGCCGCCGGCCGCCGAACAGGCCGCCCAACAGGCCGCCCAACAGGAGACGACGTGAGTGGCCTGGCAGCACGCCGGCTTCGAGGAGCTCGCCTCCGACGAGCTGCGGCTGGCCGAGCTGCGCCGGCACATCGGCGAGGTGCAGCTGCGGATGCAGCAGACCGTGACCGACGGCGAGCTGTCCGTGGGCTCGGGCTCGCTGAGCGTGTACTTGGGCCAGCTGCGCTCGCGGCTGGCCGAGCTGGAGGCCCGCGTGGGCCGCGCCGCCCGCGGCGGGCCGGTGCGGGTGCGGCCCGGGCGCTCGACGTGAGGGCGGCGTGCCGATGATCGCGATGCCGGGCAGCACTACCCACGCCGAGCTGGCCGCCGGCGTGCGCGCCGGACGGGCCGAAGCGGTGCGCCGGCTGCTGGGCCCGCAGGCCTACTACCAGGCGGCACGGCCCGCGCGCACCGACCCATGGCGCCTGCGGCTCGGCGTGCGCGGCGGCAGCGCGGCCAGCCACCTGCCGCAGGGTGACCGCGACCGCCTCATCGCCGCGAGTCGCGACGCGTGGCGCAACACGCCGATCGGCCGCGCGGTGACCGAGGCGTGGGTTATGCTGGTGGCCGGCGACGGCTACCGGCCAGAGCCCATGACCGGCGACCCGGTCGTGGACGACGAGCTGGCCACCCGCTGGCAGGAGCTGGGCACTGAGCTGGACGTGGCGGGCGTGCTCGATGCCGACGCCCTGGTGCAGGTGGCCCTGCGGCACGCGCTGCTGGATGGCGACGTGCTCATCCGGCCGGTCGTGCACGCAGGGCGGCGCGCGGTGCAGCTCGTGGACGCCGAGCGCGTGCGCAACCCCGGCGACACCATCGACGACGCCGAGTGGCGCCAGGGCGTGCGCCACGAGCCGGCGACGGGCGCGCCGATCGCCTACGGCGTGCGGGAGTGGCGCTCGGACGGCAGCGGGCCCGAGCACACCCACAGCGAGTGGCCGGTGCTGGGCGAGGCGGGCGACCCGATGCTGTTCATGCTGGCCGGCATGGCGGGGCAGACGCGCGGCGAGCCGATGCTGGCGCCGGTGCTGGACGACCTGCACCGGCTGGCCGACTACGTGCAGAGCGTGGAGGCGGCGGCGCACCTGGCGGCGCTGGTGCAGTTCGCGCACGTCAGCGCCGACCCCGCCGGCACCGAGCGCATGCTGGGCGCAGAGGCCACGCCCGGGGGCGCCGCCGCGACGGGCGACGCCGGGCCGCTGGCGACGCTGCAGCCGGCCAGCGTCTTCACGCTGGCGCCCGGCGAGGATCTCAAGGCCGTGCAGGCCAGCCAGCCGAGCACGGGATTTGGTGACCTGGTGACACACCGCACGCGCGCCATCGCCGCCGCGGTGGGCCTGCCGCTGGAGCTGGTGCAGCTGGACTTCAGCCTGGCCAACTACTCGGGCACGCTGGGCGCGATCGAGGCCGCCATGCGGCGCGCCCGGCCTGTGCAGCAGCGCGTGGCCGCGACGCTGCTCAAGCGCGTGTGGGCGTGGGTGAGCGCCCAGTGGATGGCGGAGATGGGCCTGGGCGAGCGGCCGGCGCGCTGCCGGTGGCGCCTGCCGGCGAGGCTGGCGGTGGACCCGTTGCGCGACGCCAAGACCTTCGAGCTGGCCCAGCGCACGGCGATGGGCAGCCTGCGCGACTTCCGAAGCGACTGGATCGAGGCGACGGCGCAGATCGCCGCCGAGCGCGAGCTGCGCGAGGAGCTGGGCGTGCGGCCGGAGATTACGCCCGGCGCCGGCGGTGGCGCGGGCGAGCCCGCGACGCCGCCGGCGGACGCGGACGCGGGCGGGAGCGCCGGCGGCGGCGACGGCACGGGCGCAGACCCGGGCGATGCGGGGGTGGCGCCGTGATCGCGCTGCTGGCGCCGGGATCGCTGGCACCGCGGGTGGCGTGCGAGGCGGCGTGCGAGGCGGGCCGGGCCGCCGTGCGCTACGCCGTGACCGAGACCGGCGTGGGCGTGGTGAGCGTGCGCGGTGCCATGGGGGAGCTGGGCATCGGCTCGGTGCCCTACGCCGCCGTGGCGGCTGCGCTGGACGCGGCCCTGGAGGATCGCCGGGCGCGGGCGTGCGTGCTCGAGCTGGACACGCCCGGCGGCAGCGTGGCCCACCTGACCGACGCGCTGGCCAGCGCCCGGCGGCTGGCGGCCGCCAAGCCGCTGGTGGCGCTGGCCCACGATCAGGCGGACAGCGCCGGCTACTGGCTGGCCACCGCCGCTCCGCTCGTGCTCGCGACGCCTACGGCGGGCGTCGGCTGCATCGGCGCGGCGATGGTGCTCGAGGACAGCAGCCAGATGGCCGAGGGCATGGGCGTGCGGGCGGTGAGCCTGACAGACGCGCCCGCGAAGCTGGCCGGCGTATTCGGCGTCGCGCAGGACGAGCGGATCGTGGGCGGGGCGGCGCGCGAGGTCATGGCCTACAGCGCGATGTTCCGCCGTGACGTCGCGCGGGCCCGCGGCCTGAGCGAGGACGACGTGCTCGCGCTGGACGGCGCGACCCTGCCCGGTGAGGACGCTATGGCGGCGGGCCTGGTGGACGGGATCGTGGACGATCCGCAGCGGTGGCTGCTCGAGCTGGAGGCCGCGTGACGCGGCCGGCATAAGGAGATGGTGATGGCATTCCTACGCACACGATCGGCGGCGGGCGCGGCCGCGGTGGCGGCGGGCGCGCGCGTGCGTGCCGGCCGCGTGACGGCGCTGACGGTGGACGAGCTGGTGGAGATGCACCCCGACCGCGAGGAGGAGATCCGCGGCAGGGTGGCCGAGTTCGTACGCGAGCTGGCCGACGGGCTCGAGCGCGAGGGCGAGGACGACAGCCCGGCGACGCCCGAGGGCGAGCCCGCGCCCGCGCCGCCGGTGGCGACGCCGGACGCCGCGGGCGACGACGACGACGCGACGGCCGCGGGCGACGACGACGACCAGGCGACCGCGCGGGCGGCGCCGGCGACGATCGCCCAGCTCGAGGCGCTGGGCGGGGGCGCGCAGTTCGCGCTGGCCTGCGCCAAGGCGCAGCTGACGGTGGCGCAGGCGCGCGACCTGCTGCCGGTGGCCCAGCGCGGCGCGGGCCCGGGCGGCGGCGGGCCGCGCCCGGTGACCGCCGGCGGCGGCGGCGCGTCGGACGCCAAGGCGGCGTTCCTGGCCGAGGTCGAGCGACTCAAGGAGGCCAAGCGCCTGAGCACGAGCCAGGCGTACGCCGCGGCCAAGGAGTCGCGCGCCGAGCTGTACCAGGCGTACCGCGCGGCGATGGGCTGGTGACACACCGCGCGTGAGCGCGAAGGAGACATGCAGATGGCGACGACGAACGAGAGCGGTGTGCGCACCTTCACGGCCGAGACGGCCGTTGAGGCCTTCCGCCGCGTGGCGCTGGGCACGGGCGCCAACCAGGTGGCCCACGCGGGCAATGCGGCCAAGGGCGTGGGCGTGACGCTGGCTGCCGCGGCGGCGGGCGCGGAGGTGGCGGTGAAGCTGTGGACCGCACCGGGCACGCACAAGATCGAGGCGGCGGGCATCATCGGCGTGAACGCGCTCGTGACCGCGGCGGCCGACGGCAAGATCGCGACGGGCGGCACCGTCGACGTCGGCTACAACCTGACCGGTGCCGCGGCCGACGGCAGCATCCAGGAGGTCGCGGCGCTCTGACGCCGCGGGCGGGGCCAGCGCGCACCGCCACGCACCGGGCCAGCGGGCCCAGAGGAGTAGACCATGGCGCCGATCATCGGCCCGAACACGATCGTCGAGCAGGACCTGCTCATCCACGTGCTCGAGCACACGCCGGACCTGGCGACGTTCCGCGCGCGCGATATCTTCAGCCCGGTGCGCACCGACGGCATCGTGGGCGGCTTCCCGAAGATCCAGCGCGAGCGCATCATGGCCGAGCAGCAGACGCTCTCGGCCGACGGCGCGAGCTTCAAGCGATTCACGCTGAGCGCAGAGGAGCACACGTACCGCGTGCAATACTTCGGGCTGGAGGGCGCGTTCAACCCGGTCGACCGCGAGCGGTTCCGGCCGGTAGGCTTTGGCCCCGAGCAGATGGGCGCGATCGCGCTGCGACAGCTGCGCCTGGCCGAGGAGCAGGCGGCGGCCGACAAAACCATCAACGACGCGACGACCTTCCCGCTGAGCGGTGACACGGGCCTGGACGTCGTGAATGAGTGGGACGACGCGGCCAACGCCACGCCCATCAGCGACGTGCAGGTGGGCGTGGACGCGATCTGGTCCAAGACGGGCATCAGCCCGCAGAACATGCAGCTGGTGCTGCACTGGAAGACCGTGCGCGACGTCATGGGCACCCAGGAGTTCCTCGATCGCCACGCGACGGTGGGCCGCGCGTTCGACTTGGTCAATCCCGACCTGTCGGTGCTGGCCAGCACGCTGGGCGTCGGCCGCGTGCTGATGGTGGGCGCGCCCAAGAACGCGGCCCAGGAGGGGCTGGCGCTGAGCGTGGCCGACGTGTGGGACCCGAGCTTCGCCTTCTTGCACGCATTCGCCGAGGGCGCCGACCTGACCCAGCCGAGGTTCGGCGCGACGTTCTTCAACGAGGCCATCGGCGGGCTCGAGCAGCTGCTGCGGTGGGTGGCGGACCCCGACACCGAGATGGTGGCGGCGCGCCAGGCGATCGACCAGAATGTCGTGGACGCGGCGCACGGGTTCCGCTTCGGCGACCTCGTGACCTGAGGCGCCGGTGGCCGACACCCATCCATTCCAGCAGCTGCGCGCCGAGGCGGTGGACGTCGCCATCGACACCATCGCGACCGGCGTGCTGACGATCGATCCGCCGGCGGTCGCGCTGGTGGGCGGCGCGCAGCTGCCGCCCGGACAGCCGGCCCAGCTGCGCGCCGCGCGCCGGCCGACCGACTCGGCCCGCTTCGACGGCGTGGCCGGCGACGTGAGCCAGCGCGTGACCAGCTACCGCGTGCGCGTGGCCGACGCGCCCTTCGAACTCGTGGAGGGCATGGCGGTCACCTATCGCGAGGACGGCTGGCCCGCCGACGGCAGCCGCGACCTGCGCGACCGCGTGGTGCGCGTGGACCTGGACGCCGGCGGGCTGGCGGCGCTGCTGCACTGCGAGAGCGAGGAGGGCCGCTGGTGAGCCTGCGGCGCAACACGCCGGGCCAGCGCGTGCCGCTGCTCGCCTTGGACGCCGACGGCCAGCGCGTCGCCGGGCTGGCGGGAGGCATGGCGGTGACCGTGGTGCGCGACGGCGCAGCTGCACCCGGACAGGGCGCGGTTGGCGAGCCCGACGCGGCGGCTGCGCCCGGGCTGTACGAGTATGCAATCACGCAGGAGGAGACCGACGCGGACAGCGTGACCGTGGACGCCGTGAGCGCGGCCGCGGGCGTGCTCGTGCTCGCCGGCCTGGGCGGGCCGACCGTGACGCCGCCGCTGGTGCTCGGGCCCTTCGTCGTGCTGGCCGACCCGGCGCCCAGCGACCGCACGCTGGCGGTAGCGCAGGGCGCGCTCAGCGCCGACGCCGACCTGTACGTGGGCGGCATGCTGCTGGTCGTCGGCGGCGCGCACCGCGGCGTTGCCAGGCGCGTGGTGGGGTACGGCGTGAATCAGTCGGTGGCGAGCTTCGCGCTGGACCGGCTGGCGGCGCCGCTGGCCGCGGGCGACGAGGTCGTCGTCGGGGGCCTGGCGTGAGTCCGGTCGTGCTGGACGGGCCCGGCGAGCCGACGCTGGGCGTCGCCGACGTGGCGCTGCGCTGGCTGGTCGATGCGCTCGAGGCGGCCGGCGACGCCGACCCGCCGGTGCCCACGGTGCCGCCGGGCTGCCAGCCGCCGGCGAAGTGGACCAGGCTCAGCCGCATCGTGGAGCTGCGCGTGACGCCGCGCGTGCGGCACAGCCGCGACGCCGACGCCGACACCGCCGACGTCGAGACCTTGGTGGCGGTGATCGTGGGCGACGAGGCCGTCAGCGGTGACCGCTACGCCGCTCTGCGCGCCGCCGGAGTGGTGCAGCGCGCCTTGGACGAGCACGGCCGGCGCGAGCAGGTGCAGCTGGCGCCGGGCGACGGGCGGCTGGCGACGCTGGCCATGGGACGCGCCGCCGTCGAGGACGCAGGCGACGTCAGCGACAACCGCAACATCCGGCTGCTGGCGGTGCGCGTCTCGGGGACGGCACACGTGCAGTGACGCGCGGTGGCGCGCGCACCGGCAAGGGAGCTAGACCATGGCTGACACACCGCTGAACAGCGGCACGCCCGCGCAGTTCCACCAGGGCGGTATCCTGCGGATCTCGATCGGCGCGACCGACTACGCACTGCGCCTGGCGGCCGAGGGAACGCTGCGGTTCACTGCCGGAATGGAAGAGCTGCGCGATTACGACGACGGGGGCGTGCCGCAGCGACCGAACGTCGGCAACCGCCAGCCCAGCGAGATCGACATCGACGCGCGGGTGGCGCTGCAGCCGGCCGGCCAGTCCGCCGACGACCTGTGGGCCAGGCTGACCGCGGCGGCGGCGAGCGGCCAGCCCGCCGCGATCGACAAGATCGAGGTGGACATGCCCGAGTACCCCTACGCGGCGACCGGGCGGCGGTACAGCTGGGCGGACTGCTGGGTGCTGCCGCCGGTGACGGTGCAGGACAGCGCCGAGTTCGTGCAGCTGCAAGTGCGGCTGCGCAGCGCGACGGCGCGGCCGACGGTGAGCGACTACTAGTACTAGGCGTGGGCGAGCGGGGGCGAGCGGGAGCGAGCATGATTCACATCGAAGATATCGGCGAGCGCGTGGCCAGCGGGACGATCGACCTGGGCGGCGCGACCGCGCACGTGCGCATGCTGACGTGCGCCGAGGACGCGTGGGCGCGGGCCGCCCTGCCGGCGCCGGCGGACAAGGACGGGCCCGCCTTTGCGCGCTGGGCGCTGCGCATGGCGGCGCTGGAGCTGGCGATCGCGGCCCGGCTCGTGGTGCCCGAGGGCGGCGACGCCCAGCGCGGCTACGACCCGCTGTGGGCCGCGCGATGGCACACACAGGCCGCCGCGGACGCGGATGCCGACGCCCGGGCGGACGCGCCACCGGGCGCCGGCTGGGCGGCGCGCGCCGCCGACGCGCTCCTGGGCGCTGTGACGCGGGCGGACCTCGAGCAGGCGCACGCCGAGCTGCGCCGCCTGCACCGCGGCGCGGTGGCCCGCGCCTACGCCGAGCTGGTGGGCGAGAGCGGCGAGGAGCTGGACGACGAGGAGCGCACGGCCCTTGACGTCGACCCCGAGGCGCCGCCCAGCGAGCTGCGGCTGGCGCTGCGCGTGTGCGAGCGATTCGGCGTCGATCCCATGAGCGGCTGGTGGGAGCAGCTGACCACCGGCACGCGCGCGGTGCTGCTGGCCTACGAGGCCGTGCGCCAGCGCGAGGGCAGGGGCTGAGCCGATGGCCGCCGACCTCGTTACAACCATGCGCCTCGAAGACAAGCGCGTGCGCGGCGCGCTGCGCAAGATCGAGAGCGAGGCCGGAGACCTGGGCAAGGCCTTCCGCCGCGTCTCCAAGGTAGACGGCGCGGTGAGCGCCGACGAGCTGGTGGCCAAGTTCGCGACCGTGGACTTCGCCGTGCAGGCGTCCAAGCGCATCGTCGACGGCGCGGTGGCCAGCGTGACGGCCTACGCCGAGCGCTTCCCGCGGCTGGCCAGCGGGGCCTCGGACGCCGCGGACGCGATGGAGGCCTTCAGCACCTCCATCGGCCGCGACCTGATCGGATTCCTGGACCAGGGCGCCGGGCTCATCGGTGACTTCCTGGGCCTGGTGGACTCGGTGCGCACCGACCTGGTGAACGCGGTCGTCGACCCCTTCGGTTCTCGGGGCCAGGAGATCGACCGCCTGCGCCTGCTGGCCGAGCAGCAGGAGATCGCCTTCAACCAGCAGGTGCGCGCGGGCAAGGAGCGGCAGGCGCTCGAGCAGCAGATCGAGGCGCAGGTGGCCGAGCGCCTGGCGGCCGAGGGCAGGCTGGCCGAGGCGCAGCAGGTGCGAGACAACATCCGCAAGCGGGCGATCGAGGCCGAGCTGGTGGCCGAGCGCGAGCGCATCGCGCAGCTCGCCGAGGAGGGTGAGATCAGCAGCGAGCAGGCGGATGCGCTGCAGGAGGTGGCCGGCGAGCGGGCGCGGGCGGCGCGGGCCGCCCTGGCCGCCGCCGCCGCGGCGCGGCAGAACGCCGCGGCGCTGGCCGAGGAGGCGGCCCAGACACAGCGGCTGCGCGACAGCATCCTGGGCCAGCTGGAGGCGGCGGCGCGGCGCGACGAGCGGGCCGCCGCCCGCGCGGCCCGCGAGCAGGAGGTGCGCGACGCGCTGGAGCTGGCGCGCATCGACACGCTGCGGCTCGAGGGCCGCGACCGCGAGGCGCAACTGGCCGAGCAGCAGCTGCGCCAGTCCCAGCAGCGGCGCGAGCTTGAGCGCGACACCACGCTGAGCGTGGAGCAGCGCGCCCGCGCGCTCGAGCGGCTGGCCGGATTGCAGGCCCGCCAGCGCGACGCGCTGGCCGCACGGCTGGGCGAGCGGATCGACTTGACGCGCGACCGGTCGGCGGGCGTGGGGCTGCTGGGCGGCGCCGAGCTGAACGCCCAGCAGCTGGGCCTGAGCGCGCAGCGCAGCACCGCCGACGCGGCGCTGGCGATCCAGCGGCAGCTCGAGCAGCTGATACCCCAGCAGCTGCGCGATCTGATCGAGGCCGTGCGCCTGGGCCAGCTGGCGCGGTTCGGCTGATGGCTCGGCTGGAGGGCGGCGATGGCCAGCGCGCGGCGAATCGACGACGGCAGACAGGGCTGGGACGAGAGCCTGGAGCTGACCGACGAGGGGGCGCGCGGCCACCGGCACTACCGTGTGGACACGCGCCGTCTGGACGCGATGGTGACCGCCGATGGCCTGCCCCGCGTGGGCGACCGGTGGAGCGACGACCTGCCGCTGCTGGCGGTGCGCTCTATCGCGCCGGTGTGGCGCGCGGGCGTGGAGAGCGAGGGCAACGCGAACGGCGTGGTGCGCGTGGACTACGCCACGCCCAGCCTGGGCTCGGGCGAGAGCGAGCCCGACGGCAGCGCGTTCACGCGCATGGGGACCAGCGTGGTCGTGGCCACGGTGTTCGAGGGCGTGCG